TGTTGGCACCTGCCAATTCTTCGCCGGTGGCTATGTCTGCTTCTAGTCCTGCAGGTGTTACACCCACAGCACGCAGGTCTTGCCCTTGTGTGGTTTCTAGTTCTGGTTCATCGCGTTCTTCCATCCAGAGTGTTTCGTTTTCCACAATTTCTTCTTCGGTTAGGCCCAGGTAACGCTTCATTAAGAAACGTTTGCTCATGTATGGCAGGGCTTCTACCTGTGCAAATGCCTGGATACGAGTGGTATCCAGCTCGCTTTGACGGTAGCTGGCAAAGTTTTGTGGCTCGCACAGGCTGATGTTGAACAGGCCAGCATCAATGTTGAACCCTCTCCAGCGTAGAAACATTTTGAATTCGTCGTCCAGTTTCTGCATGATCAGGCGCTGTAGGCGCATGCAATACTGGTTAAAGCGGTATTCTTGTATGAGTGCTGTTCCTACACGACCGTCGCTGGTAGTGCGATCTGAGTCGTCAGGACCAGTGGGCAGGTAGCTTGATGGCACACGCAGGCCACGGGCCATTTTGTTGTTGAAGTATTTTAAGTCGTCAATTTCGCCTAGATTAGCACCGCCGGGCAGGGTAGTAACATCCGATCCGCGGCTGTCAGCCGATACCGGAAAGAAGTAGTCTTCGTTGATGGCTAGCGCATTGTAGCTGGCATCCATCATGTTGCCGCCGCCACCTGTAGTAGTAGGAATACGGCGTTGATGCATTTCGTTCTTGACTCGTTCCACAAACTGCATGGCCAAGTGACTTGGCATGTTGCCCACGTCAATCTTGAAGATTCTGCGCTCTGGAGCACGTTGCACACGATAGATCAAAACACTGTCTTCCAGCAGTTCTTTCTGTTTGTAGACCTTGAAAATATTTTCTAAGATACTCTGTCCAAATGGCCAGAAGTAATCCAGGCCTTCGTTGAGACTTAGGTGCACCACGTGGCGTGCATCAATACAGGTTTCGTTCATGGCCTGGGTAAAACGACTGTTGCCGGTTCCGCCTCCTGCACCGCTTCCACCTTGTCCACCACCCACACTTGGTGCTGTATAGTTGTTTTGTCCAGCAACGTTTGTGGCACGACTCACATAGTAGTCCTGTGTGGTCTTTTGGGCCACACTCATGTTTTGGAAGTTGGGATTAATGTCACGTATGATATACTGCTCAGGACGCTTGCCTTCTGATTCGTTCACAATCACGCGAGCTACCTTGACCATGTCGACCCACATCATTTCAAATGTTTCTGGGTCGCGCACAAACACCTGATCGCCATACTTGATGGTGTTGCGGAACAGCTTGAATATGCGCTGGTCCAGCTTGTTCATTTTGGTCCACTGCTGTAGCTGTTTCTTGACAATTTCTACTTCGTGATCGGTAGGTTTATCGCTAAAATTGATATCAAACGGCGTGCCGTTGTCTTCGTTGACCTGTGTTGAAAACTCACTGATAATGTCCAAACAGGCATTGACTTCTGAATCTTGGTCCATGTTTTCGTACTGATTATAGCGTTCAATACGGTTAGGATGTCCTGAGTATACTTCGGGCAGGCGGCTGGCATAGTTGCGAAACGCAAAGTCGTTAGGCGTGCCGCCGGCATAATCTCCGCCACGTTGACGGTCATAATTGGGTAAACCAAATTGATTTTGTCCTGAGATTGGACTCAATTGACCGCCGGTGTTGGCGACCTTGAAATATTTTTTCCACCCGGGTTTACGGGTATTTTGATTATCTGCCATGGTAGTATATTTACCGCAACTTACGCTGTGCGCTGTAATAATTTTGTTTCTACACCCAGCATGTTGCGCAACAGGCTGATTATTTCATCCTGTTTGGCTAGTGACGCTACCAAAATTGCATTGTCGGTGCCGGATCCAATGGGTGGTGCGTTGGGTGCTGGTGGTGTTGCTGACGGCAACTGCTGTGAAGGTTGCACTGCGGCTGTTTGTGACTGGTACGGTGCCGACGGTCCTGCAAGCGGAGGAGAATTGGGTGTTGTTGGGGCAGTAGGTCCACCGGGTCCGGCTGTTTGAAACACTGTACCGCCAACGATTTGTCCGCCACTGGCCAACATTTTGTCTCGATAACCAATATTGGTTCCAGCGCCATAGGCTGCGGCATTGGCAGCAGTGAAGTTTTTTTGTTCTTTGCTAATACCGGCCAGTAGTGTGGCAGAATTTTCAATACTTTCAAGACGTTGCCCGGTAGGGCCGGTTACAAAGGCCTGGCTAGGTTGATAGTTGTTAGCCGAGGTTCCGGTTACTGACTGAAATTGATTTTTAGCATACAGGGCGCCCATAATACCGCCCTTGTCTTCCCTGGCTCGATTCAGAATTGATGCCATAATCATGGCCTGTTCCTGCTGGCTGGCTTGTTTGCCACCGGCTGCTTCGGCGTGTGTGGCCTTGATTAAGGCGCTGAATTCATCATCGGTTATTTTTTTGCCAAGATACTGTTCAGCTGATGCTCTGGATTGCTCTGTGCCTACTACCTTGTTTCCGGCCGGGCCACTGGGACCCATATTCATAACTGGATTGCCAAACTCGTCGTAGGCTATGACCCCAGCGGCTGTGTTTGCCACTTGTTGATTGCGAGCTGCTTCGTTTTGAGCTTCGGTTCCTTCTCCCGGACCTCCGCCAATTTTTTCATTAACAAAATTGATGAACTTGTTCATCGACTTGGTCATGGCGTCGACTGCCTTGCTGGCCTGTGGCAAGAAGGTGAATCCTAAACGTTGCATTTCTATATTCATGCCTTGCAAGGCTTTTTCGGCATCAACCGTGGTGTCGGTTAAGGCATCTTGACCTTTGGTCATCTGTTTGTTTTGGCGATCTCTTACTAGTTCGCCGTTGACAATTTTAGCGTTATTAAAATCTGATATCTGTGCATAATCTGCAAATGCCGACCCGGCCTTGTCTGCATATTTGGCATTGTTTCTTTGAGCGGCAGAATTTGCTCTTGTTGCATTTTGTAATTCTATTACAGCCTGGGTAGAATCCAGTGATCCTTCTTTGACTCTATTAAGAATTTGTTGTGCAGCACCGCCAGTGGATGCCATAAGCTGTTTGGCGGCATCAGTGCCAGCACCCGACAGCAAATCTCTTACACCTTGTCCAAGGCCTGGAAAGACAGATAACTGAGTTTGCAAGGCCATTAATTGTTTGGCTTCTTTTTCCTTGCCTTGTGCAATTAATTCGTCGTAGTTGGCACGGAAGCGGGCTTCGCTTAGGGCTGCATCTTGTTGTTTTTGTATGGCTTCTCTGCTAAGGCCTGTTACCTTTTGTAGAGCATCTAGTTCTATGGCGTAGGCCTTGGTTCCGGCGGCCAATTCGGCGTTGCTACGTCCTTGTGCTAGTCCTAGTCTGGTTTGTTGTGTAACATAGGCCGCAGTGCTTTCGCCAATTTGGTCGGCACTCATGCCTAACCTACGTAGGCTATCGTCGCTACCCCTTGTAAGTCTGCCGGCTATGTCGCTGAAGGCATCGGCACCGTCGCCGGCCATGCCTCTGAATCTGGCTAGAGCCTGAGCATTGTCGCCTATTTGCTTGGTAAAGGTGTTGAGTGTCAGACCCGATGCCAAAAACTGCTTTTGCAGTCCGGTCATGCCGGCTTCGGTCAGGGCACCTACCTTGCCAAGATCGTTGAATGCCTTGGTGGTTTGATCCAGCTGTTCCAACATGAACTTGCTGGCCTCGGCTGTGGCTTTGATTCCTGCTGCCAGGGCTTCACCTGCGTAGGGAATGGCTTTGGCCATACCCGACAAGGCATTACTAGCTATGTCTACTACTGAATTTAGGCTTTTAAAGCTGGTGTCACCTTTGCCAACATTGACAGCAAACCCAGCTAGGCCTTTGGTTAAGTCGCCGGCTCCTTTGACTGTAGCCTTGCCAAATGCTTGAAGTCCAGTTTTGGCTTCTTCTACTTGAGCTGCAAGACCTTGGACTTCGGCCCGTAGGCGTTCCATTTCATCTTGCAGTTCCTTTTCTGTGGCCATGTGTTTTTACCCGATAAGTATTAACATATATTTATGGTGGTGAAAAATGACTCAAATCGATAATCCCTTACGCAAGTATTTTAGACAGCCGGTGATTCACCTGCGTCTGCCCAGTGGTGGCAAATTCTATCCGCCTGGGTCGCTTGATTTGCCACCCAACGGCGAAATACCTATTTTGCCCATGACTGCTGTGGATGAAGTGACCAGTCGCACACCCGATGCCTTGTTCAATGGATCTGCTGTGGTCAACGTGTTGTCTAGCTGTGTGCCCAATATCAAGGACTGCTGGAATATTCCGGCTGTGGACTTCAATGCCCTGTTGGCAGCTGTGCGTATTGCCAGCTACGGACACGAAATGGAGATTGGTAGCACTTGCCCCAAGTGTGGTGAAACACATCAATATACTGTGGACCTGCGCAGTGCCTTGGATCAAATACGCCTACCTGACTATGATACTCCGGCTGTGATCGGCGACTTGAGTTGCTATTTTGTGCCCATGACTTATCAACATTTAAACGAAGTCAGCCAGGTGCAGTTTGAAGATCAAAAGCTCATGCAGGTGATTAACTCATCGGGCGCTACAGAAGAAGAAAAAATGACCAAGCTGGGCGAGGCATTCAAACGTATCACCTACTTGACTATTCGTAGCATAGCACAAAGCATCGGCGCTATAAAAACTGCCAACTTGATGGTAACCGATACTCAGCAGATTGAAGAATTCCTGGTCAATGCGCCTAAGGATGTGTTTAATAAGATTAGAGATCATGCTGTAAAACTGCGTGAAGCTACTGAATTGGCTCCGGTAGCTATTACCTGCAACAACTGCCAAAATGAATACAAACAAGATTTCACTTTGGATATGTCAAATTTTTTCGAAACCGCCTCTTAGTCTTGGACTCTGACGGCATCTCCAAGATGGTCGATCAGATGGAAAAGGAAACACAGGATATTAGGCTTGATATTTTAAAACTGTGTTGGTATATGAGGGGCGGTGTTACATACGACGAAGCCATGCAAATGGGTCAGGTTGATCGCAACTTGATCAACAACATCGTCAAAGAGAATCTTGAAACAACCAAAAAATCTGGATTGCCTTTCTTCTAATGTTAAATCTCAAAACTGTAGAGCACAATATAGAACACTGGATCAAAACTTTTGTAGAAGTTCCGCATCCAAACCTGGGCGGTTGGGCTCCGTGTCCGTATGCCCGCAAGGCTCGTCTCGAGCGTGACTTTGAAGTGCGCTTGGGTATGGCACCCATGCACGACTTGATCAAGATCAGTAAAAAAGGTCTAGGCGGCAAGAGTGTTGTGATTTTTGCATATGAAGCTGACCAGGTTGATCACTCTGAGCTGAGCTGGGCCATCGATACTGCAAACGAAAAATTCTTATTGCCCAATGACCTGTTGGCACTGGAAGATCACCCAGCAGATCCGGAAGTGGTCAACGGTGTGGTCATGAATCAAGGAACTTATGCCTTGGCCTTGGTGCAGAGTGTCAGTGACCTAAACAACAAGGCCCAACAGGTTGCCCGGAAGGGCTTTTATGACACCTGGCCCGAAGACTATCTAGAAGTCTTGTTTAAAAATCGTAAAGATCCGCGCTCAACTTGATTTTGCTGTCGCGTTTGCATAGCCAACGATACTGATCTGTATCGGTGCTCCACTCCGCTCCGTTCCACCACTCAAATCCTTGTATGTCGGCCTTGTAGACACTGCTGCGTTCGTAGCCGGGTCCCAGGTAAACATAGTTGTAGCCTTGCTGTTTGCTCCAAGCAATTTCGTGTTCTAGACTGCGTGATCCCAATCTGGTAGCAGGCAAACTGTAGTCCCAAACAAACAGGCAAGTTTCGATGGCCTGATCCGTGTAGTGGCGCAGTTTGGCCCAGGCCACCATGCTGTCTGCTTGCCAATAGCCCATGAAGCGATCCTGTTCTAAACGTTCGCCCACTTCAAAATACTTTTTGAATTTTTTGTAGTAGCAGTAACTGGTGTAGATATGATCCATTTCGGTAAACTGTGCCGGAGTAGGATCTATAATTAATTCGGCATCAGCCAATAGTTCGTAGTCGGTTGCCGCAGTGTTGACTCGGGTGCTACGACTCTGGTACCAGCGCACCTGATTGTTTTTTACTGTCTGTAGAAATCCCTGAGCCAGTGCTGTGTTGTATTCGTCCGGTGCCACATCCACCAGCTCACACCCAAAGTGAAAAAACTCACCCTGTTCCTGGTGGCCAAAATTATGATTGAACTGTATTTTCATATAATTATGTATGTAGATTATAACTTCAGGAGAAAATAATGGCAGACTTATACACAATCTGGGCAAACAAAGAAGGTGACATTTCAGATTTAGAATGGACCAACGGCATGCGCAGTTTCTTTGATCATTTGGTCACAGAAGGCAAAATGGAATCATACAGAATCACACGTTGCAAAATGGGATTCCGCAGCATTGCTGACATGCCCGAGTGGATGATTCTCATGGAGTTCAAAGACATGGCACAGATGGATTCGGCCTTCCGACGTGTTGCACCACTCGAAGGTGAGCTGGAGGAAAAACACAAGAGTTTCAATCAGTTTGTAGCCGGCGACATTCAGCATGCCCTGTTCCGCGATTGGCCCGATCAGTTTTGATAGATCTCAAACGACATATTCCTGTCGTGGCCGACTGGCCCAAGCCGGGAGTGAATTTCTTGGATATCGGTGGCCTGCTGGCCAATCCACCGGTGTTTGCCTACTGTGCTAGCCAGCTGACTGATGCAATCAAGAATCTGGATGCAACCAGCCTGATTGCTGTGGAAAGCCGAGGCTTTTTGTTTGCTTCTGCTGTGGCCTCAAGACTGTCCATACCCATTGTGTTGGCACGCAAAAAGGGCAAACTACCGGGTGCCTGTTACAGTTACACTTATGAGACTGAATACAGCACCGACACCGTAGAACTACAACAAGATGCACAGATAGGATCACGTCCGGTCATCATTGATGACCTATTGGCCACTGGTGGAACTGTGCTGGCAGTAAATCAGTTGATCCGACAAAATTTTCTAGTAGACTCGGTTGCTGCCGCAGTGGTGATCAATCTGGCATTCCTGCCTGGTGCTGCCAATTTGGCTCAGCACTCAGTGGACCTACACTATCTTATACAGTATGAATGATCTTGTTTTTATAGCCTTGCCCGAAGAGGCTCCCTTGTTGCAATCTCAACCCAATGTGATCTTTACCGGTATCGGCAAGGTCAATGCGGCCATGACGGTGGCCCAAGCAGTAGAACGCTATCAGCCTCGTCGCATATTCAACTTTGGCACAGCCGGCGGCATTACTGTGAGCCACGGGCTACATCAGGTGGGTCGCTTTGTTCAACGTGACATGCAGTGTTTTAAACTGGGTGCTCAACCAGGGGAAACTCCGTTTGAGTCTACCGGTGTAGTTCTGGAACTAGGACCCGGATTGATCTGCTCAACTGGTGACAACTTTGTCACAGATCCCAATTTGGAAATACCTGCAGATCTAGTAGACATGGAAGCCTATGCTATCGCAAAGATCTGTTTGAAAAAGGACATTGAATTTTGCTGTTACAAGTATGTGAGTGATAGTGCAGATGAAACTGCTTATCAGGACTGGGAACACATGATTTCAAGTGGTCAACAACACTATATTGACAAACTAAAAGAGTTTAACATACTTGAAGATCTCTAACGAGATCTGTTCTTTTCGCTTTGCTCAAGAACTGTTTTGTCTTTCGCATTATCCAGATTAATCGGTCACAATTCACCGTATGCACGGTGAACTGACTTCTACATTATCCGAGTAGCACTGTCATTTGTTATAAAGAGATTCGTTTTCACGATGGAGGCGGTTGACCGGTACCCCCTACTCTAGCTTCACATATCAACGGAACCCTAGTGACCCAATAACAAAACCAAGTCCTACGAGCATGGGTCGTATCTTTTTCAACGGAGCCCAAACCATTTGCTGCCTTTAGTTAGCAGTTGCCTTTCACACGCAAGCTATTCCGGACCGGGGATCTAACCGTTCCTCCTTGCGAGTCGAGCTACCTCGACCAAACAGAGTGTGTTGTTGCCTGTCTAGTTTAAATTTTGTTTTTTATGTGACTACCATGTATGCGGCAAACAATCTGGCCGTTGTAGTAGTCGTCTGACTCTAATACTCTATGATTAAATTGTTCTCTAGCTTCTACGTAACTGCATTCTGCTTTTGATTTGCAATAAAATAATATTTCTCGTGTGAAGTTGTCTGAGCCTAGCTCTTGAATGTCTCGGTTGAGTTGATCGTTGCTTCCATAGTATAGTTGCCAGTCTGAGTCTATTTTAGTTCTAATTCGTTTCTTTTTTTTGTTGCCGTTCTTTAATTTTACTACTTTGTATGTGGTTTTACTAAACTTTGCTAATTTTTTTCCAATATATTTCCGGCCAGACAGTTTATTCGTGATCAAATAAACAAATCCGACACAGTCTTCGGGTAGTTCTGAGATTTCGGAGTTTTCGTACAACCATACCATGGACTTATAGTTATCTCCATAACTACGAATCCAAATTTTTTAATACATAAAAACTTTTTTTACCATTTTTTCTTGGAGGAGATTCGCCTCTTCCAATAAAATCGTGATAATCATAATAAAACACAGTTTCCCAGCCGTGGTATTCCAATATAGCATGTAGAGCGTTTCTTGACGGCTTTAGAGCCAACTTAATTTGTCGATCACTGTCTTTGAAT